TCTGTTAATTGTTGTATTTCGTTAAGAACCTCTGGTGGTATTGCGTTACCGTTTGTTGTATCTTGTAATTCTTCACCTTGTATATCTGGACCAAATCCTTGTTCTTCCATATCTGGACTAATTGGTTGTGCATTTGCTTGTAAATCATCTTCTGCAAATCCATAACCCTCATTAAATGCCTCTTCTTTCAATTTCTCCATTCTTGCAGCATCGTCTTCTTCATCTAGTTTTATTTGTAGGTTAGTTAACTCTTTATTTATAGTTTGAA